GCCACATAGCGAGGACCGCTTGGGCTTGCCTGACTTGCAGGGAGTCCGATTCAACACGGCCCTTGGTGAACCAAGCGACCGCTCCACCGACGATTGCTGCAACGCTCCCGACGATGGTGGTTTCTATTAGGTTCACTTCTTGACCTTTACTTTATCGATTGTCATCCAACCTACTGAAAGCAAGGTGATTAATGCACCAATAATCTCTTGCAAGGTTTCGGTATCCAAGAGGCCCTTGGCGACGAGGGTTCCACCGATGAAGGTTAACAGGTGGCGAAGGAGAGCGATGACGGCTGATTTCATAAAAGGGAGTTTAGGGGTTTCGGGGTTGCGTTTGCGGAATAATCTCATAGGGATTTGTGTTGGTTGTAGTCCTCCGTGTACTGCTCGTCCCAACCTGCAAAGGCGTGGACTCCGCAGGGTTCGGGCCAAGTTTCGTACTGGGTAGCCTCTTCGGGTGCGTCGCCCTCCCAAAGGATGTCGTAGCACACAAGGCCGTCCAAGACCCCAAGGTCAACCGCAGCGGTCGTGCCTTCGCAGAGAGCCAGCACCTTGTCAGCGTCGGCCTGCTTGGGGAATGCGTACTTGCGGAAGGTAGCCATTAGAGGGTCGTAAGGGCAGCGAGTTCAGCGTTGGTGAGCCTTGTGGTGTAGATTGCTAACGAGCGGATGCGGTCGTTTAAGAAATTTGATGTTCCAAGTTGGCTACCAATATCAACCCTATTACAAGCAGGTATATTGCCTGCTGCATTACTTGTTAAAACCTGTAAGCCATTTACATATAATGCGTAGTCAGCGCTTTTGTATACGGCTGCAATTTTAAAAATCCCATTTGAATAAACATTTGTTGGACTAAATGCATTGACAATTAAACTTCCTGCCAACCGAACGGCAAACTGCAAATCTCCTGCATTTGTTGCTGAAGATGTTACTCTTATTTCATTTTGATTAGTTCCATCGGATAAAAGAAAAAGCCTTTTTCCGCTTGATGTATTCCTTAAATCCACCTCCACATAAATCGTCCCCTCGGTCTGCCCGATGCATCCGCTGACTGCGCCTGATAGGTTTATCACGTCTGCGTTGCGGGTTACCGCTGCGGTGGTTGTGGGGATGTAGGAGGTGGCTGCGGAGCCTGCCTCAAGTTGTGCTCCCCAAGCGTAAATGGTTAGATTTAATGCACCCGATGCAGGCCAAGAAGTGTCGTTGTTTGCTTCGGCAAAGGTTAAAACTATATTACCATTAAGGTCGCCCGAAGCGATTGTATAAGGCGCAGAAATTATGCGATACCATCCATTGCCATAATCCTGAATGCTTGCCCCCGATGTTAAAGCCGTTCCGCTTGCAAGGCTGAAATAAGACGTGGCCGTACCGCTTGCTCCTGTATATGCGGTAAAACCTAAAGCACAAAAATTAAGCGGATTCGTGGTTCCTGCCTTGACAAATATGCTTGCAGTATAAACGCCTGCTGCGCTTACAGTTGGGCTAAATCCAGTATAATAAGCATACTGTGTCCCACCAGATGCAGCACCTCCAACATACTTGGTTATACTTCCGCTTGCTCCATCCGGTGCAAGAAAGTCCGTGCTGCCCGTTGTAATAGTTAAGCCTCCCGATACAGCAGGCGTATCAACTCCACGAAGATATTGCACATTAGGCGCACCGTTGGCAGCACTCGGCTCCACCAACAACGCAGGGCAGCCAGCCGTTCCACCGCTGGTGTAGTAATCCAAGCGAGGTACACCCGAAGCCACGGACTCAATCAAGCCAGCCGAATTGAATCGGGTCGCAGTAGTCCCCCGGGTAACATTGAAGTCCCCCGATGAACCGAGAACAACGCCAGCCGAAGTCGTAGCGATTTGGGTGTAAAGTTTCCCCGTCTTAAAGCGAGCAGGGACGATAAGGAGTGATGGGCTTGCAGGCATCTGCTATGCGTTTAAAAGATTATACATTCGGACTTCGAGGCAGTTAATGAAGCGAACCTCCGCAGCGGTAGCCGAGTCGGTATTCGCCCGTTGCATAAACGGCTGCCAAGAGTTGGAATAAAAGACGAAGAATGCGTATGATTGGAAGGAGTTGATGAATCGGGTTTGGAGGCATCCATTGACCGCAGCCTCCGCAGGCAAAGCCCCGTCAGCATCTGCACGTTGGTTGAAGGCAAGCCAAAAAGGATTGCCACCGCCAAGCAGTTGGTTTGTTGGATAGCCGTAACCGTAACCTATCAGCATTACAGGAAGGTGTAACCGATGACCGAACCGACGCTTGGAGTAACGGCAGTAATCTTGCCGCCATTGCGTCCTGAAATCACGATGCCAGCGGAAAGGGATTTGCCACTAAAGTTGTAAGCGGATAGCAGGTTCTCGCTTCCAGTTCCAGTAAGGGTTGTAAAGGTCGCAGCGGTGTTGACTACAAGGAAGTCGTAGTTCTTCCCAGTAACGGCAGCATCGACAAACTCCATGGTACCGCCCTGACCGAGCATTTGTTGCAATATGGGTGTAGGCATTTTTTAGCGTTTAATTGTAAATGTCTTTTAGGTTGGAATTTCACAAACCGAGTGAGAGTAAGGAATCTCAAAGGTCATCGTCGCCTGCCACCCCGCCGTGCGGTCATCTCGACTCTCTACGAACCTTGTAAGCGACACGGAGGCACTAAGGGTCCAGTCCTCATTAGGGTCGTTTGTGAGGGCTGATATGAAGTCCTGTGCGATTTGTAACTGGTCGCTTAGTACCTCGTCCTCGTTATCCTGCCAACCCAACGTAGGGCTGCCCGAAACCACTCCGCCCATCGGCTTGATGGACTCAACTCTATCACTAAAATATACCCCAACCACCAAGTCCAAAGTACCAGCGTCAGTATTTGCTGACTGAACGTCCGCAAAAACGAGCGGATAGACGATGCGCTCACGGCTTGGGGTTCGCAGGTTGATGGTGTTGTCCGTGCCGATTGCAAGCGGGTCGCCCGTCCCGAACGAGTTGACCTGTGGATGAGTATTTGCAAGGCCCAAGAGAGCCTGCTTGATTTTTATCCAAGACATAGTTTTGCAATTTCAGTATGTTCTTCTTGTGCGCACCCATCGTTAGCAGTCATTACACGCCCCGAATTGACCGTAGGGATAGGGGTAGTCAAGGTTGCTGATTCCCATCCTCCTGTTGCGGTCCAAGACCATCCCGGTTCGGTAGTTCGTAGCGTTCGGGTAGATGGTATCCAAAGCAGACGGAGGCGAGTTCCACAAGGGATAGGAGTTGCGGTTTTCCATGAGGTAGCGTGTAATGCGTTCGGAGTACCACTCGGCATCGTTCTTCACTTTGTCGGTCAGTCGTGTGATTTCCTCCATGCTCATTTGGCTTGATTCCTCGCTTGTTCTACGGACCATCCCCTTGTTCATGTACTTGAAGGCCAACACCATCGGCAACTCGTAGTAAAGCCATTGAATCATTGCAGGCTGGATGTAGTCCTCCAGCAGCGTTTGGTTGAGCGCAGACGTTGAACCGCTGACCACTTGGCTGACGAGTTCCCCGTACAATGGAGAGCCTACGATGGGCTGAATCCGCATCTCTTGGACCTTGATGACCGTTGGGCGTATCTGCGTGTAACTGACGTTCTCGTTGATTATCGAGTTGTCGAGCAGCGTCGATTCGCTTATGAATAGTGCCTTCATGCCTTCGTGATTTTATTGCCTTTACGGATTACCAACTGCTGCTCCCATACGTGCCTGCATTGGGGGCGATTCACTCCGCTCGGTGTGTGATACCAACCGCCTCTGCGATTCCAAACGGAGTAGCCCATGATTGCAGAAATCCCGTCGATGTCGTCCCTCGTGTAAACCTTGCCCTGCCCGGCCAAGTCAAGCATCACTTTGCAGAACTCACGGCTGGAACCTTTGTCTTTGTTGCTGAACCCTGTGGCCCATGCGTACTTGTAGCGGACCTCCAGTACAGGTTCGGCAACTTCCTTCACGCCCTTGGGTAGGTTCTGCTCGGCAATCTTGTCCACGGCCCGGCTGATTGGGTAGCGGTCCTTTGTGATTAGGTAAGCGACTCGCTTGGCGACCTTCGCCTTGCTGACCCCGAACTCCTTAGCCATTTCTTCGACCGATGCGTCCCGGTTCTTCTTGCGGTAGGCTTCAATCTTCTTGTCCAGTTCGACTTCTTCTTCGCCCAGTTCGGCAAAGGCCAAGCGGATGTTTTCGTCGATGTTGGCATCGAACCTCATTGGCTTGGAGTGCATCACATGATAGTCGTCTGCATGGCATCCGAACTTAGAGGCAACCACTTCCAAGACCTTGAACTCTTCGTCGCCCCATCCGTAGTCCTCGTCGTCCTCTTCGCCCCAAGTAGGCTCGCTGAACTCTTGGGCCTGCACTCCGAGCATCGTGTCAATCTCTTGGGCAGACAAACCGAATCCAGCCGAAAGCATGGTCCGAGCCATTTCAAGGGTGATTTTCTCCTGCATATACTGACGCACGATACGCATCAGGTTTTGGTACTCACGGCCCGACAACTTCTTGATGTTGTCGTTGCTCTGCAAGGCTTCCACGGCTTGCGGTTGCTCGTCGGGTTGGGGGTTAGGTCCAACCACGTCAGCAGGTTTCTCCAAGGGTTGCAGACCTGCTTTCTCACGCAGTTCGTCTTGGGTCATTATCTGCAACAGGGCTTGTTCGCTTAGTCGCTCCGTGATGGGTTCCACAGGTATCAGTTCCATCCCTTCGACTCCATTGAAGGAGCCGAGGTAGTTAATCATCCGCTCCACTTTGCGTACCCGGTCGCTGACGTAGGTGGCCTTGAACAACTCGTAAGCCTCGACCAATTCAGTCCTTCCTCCGAGTAAACCCTCCGTTTTGACACCGAATAACGATGGATTCGTTACACGATGGGCGATGAATATCTCTTGCTGGATGGCTTTGTTCAAAATCTCAAACTGCTTATCCATGTCGCTCGGTGTGAGCGGTTCCAGCGTCGGGGCCTTGGCTGCATCGTCGTTGAAGGTTACCACAAAGCGACCAGCGTTGTCCGTTCCCGAAAACTTACGCTTGATTTGCCTCTCGATGTCGCCCTGCTCTTCGGGGGTCGGAATACCGTTGTTGAAGTTGATTAGGTAACCGCCCCAAAAGTTGTTGCGGAGGTTGTTGTTGTGGAAGTTCGCCACTTGCACGTCTGCCTCAATCCACGCATTCCCACCGATGTATTCCGGCAAAGGATAGTGCTTCACGCCTGCTGCGTACACACGATAGTAGAACAACTGCTTACCGAGGCGGTTCTCCGGGTCGAATGCCGGTATCTTCTCGATGTCCCCGACCTTGGGGAAGAGTTGCATCATGTCGTCGTTGTACCAGTCAGCGACTTGGAACATCTTTTCTTCCTTGTCCACCCTGATTTTCTCAAAGGGAACGTGTTCCATCTTGGCGATGGTTCCAAGTTTGGACCAAGTAACCGCAACGGCAAATCCGTTAAAGATTTCTAAGTCCAAGACCAGTTTCTCGGTGATGTCGTTTAGGTCCTCGGTGCTGGACATTCCATCGAAGAACTTGATGAACCGGGCTTGTTGTTCCACGGTCAGGTTGTCGCCTGCCTGCCATCCACCGCCCATGATGTAGTTCACCTTGCCGTTGACAATAGCGTTGTGCTTGGACGACCTGCGATAGTTGTCCAGCAGGTAGTAGGGG